GGAGCAGACTCCAACATCAAACGAGTCAGCTCCGGTTGAGCAGGAATCCTCTAATGAGGTGACCGCCAGCAAAGAGTTCGATGGTGGCGAGAAGGAAGTAAGCACGAAGTCAGAGACGGAACCGAAGGCGACAAAGACCGAGCCGAAGGTTGATAAGGAGAAGAGCAAATTCGCTCAGGAACAGAACCGAAAGGCGAAGTCCTGGGAACAAATCAACGCTGAGAAGGAGGCCCTCAAGGCTGAGCGCGAAGCGGTGAAACGTGAGCGTGAGGAATGGAGCAGGAGCCGGGAGCAATCCAAGGCCACCGAAACCAATTCTCATCGGGACGAGAAGGGCTATACGGCTGATGACTACGAGGCTGCGGCCAAGGAGTTTGAGGCTGATGGCGATTCTCAGTTGGCCAAGGCAGCGCGAGCCAAGGCTGATAATGTCCGCAAAGCGGCTGGTGAAAGACAGCAGAAGGTTCAACAGGAGCAGTTCCAGAAGTCATGGGCTGAAAACTACGGCAAGCTGTCCGAGAAGGAGGCTTGGCTGAAAGATCAGAACAGCTCTGAGTACAAGCGTACTGTTCAGCTTCTGAATAATTTCCCGCTGCTCACTGCGACTCCTGATGGACTTGTCCACGCTGTCGAAATTGTGAAGCTCCAGAATGCAGCCGAACGGTCTCAGTCGATGGAAGCCGAGAACAAGTCTCTGAAAGAACAACTCAGTAAGCTCCAGCAGAAGACCGCTATTGGTAAAAGCGTACCGGCAGGACAACTCAAGGCTGAAGAGAAGGATTTCTCCAAGCTATCCCTGAAGGAGCAAAGGGACGCGCTCATGCGAGCGACGAGAGAGTTCGACCGGGACGAAGGCTAATAGCACAACCACAACTAAAATATGCCAGTAACTACTTCAACTACGCTCACGAGCCAGTTCCAGAACTACTTCAGCAAGGAGCTGCTCTCCATCGTTCAGCAGGAGACCATCCTGGATCAGTTCGCCATGAAGGCTCCGATCCCCCGGAACAATGGTAACAAGGCCATCACGATGTTCCGCTTCGGTTCGCCGAGCGTCTCGGGTGTCCAGACCATCAGCTCCGAGGGTACGGCCATCAGCTCCGCGAACTACCGCGCTCTGGCCCTGAACAGCCTCAGCAAGTCGCTCGCCCAGTACGGTCAGGTGATCGGTTTGACCGACATCCTCCGCGCCACGGACCTGTTCAACTCGCTCCAGCAGGCCACCAAGACCTCCGGTCTGGACATGGCCCTCTGGGTTGACTCCGTGATTCGTAACACGCTGGTTGGCTCCAACCTCACCGCCAGCGGCTCGTCTATCGGTTCCGCCGCCGAGGGTGGTGGTACGTTTGATAACTCGGACGCCGTGAACACTGTGGCCAGCTCCGGTGGTGTTAAGGTTTACGGTAACCCTGCTACGCTGACCACCCAGAGCTTCTCTGCGTTGAACAGCGACACGACTGCTGCCAACACCACGATGACCGCTTCGGCTGTCCTCGATTCCATGACCCGCCTGAAGCGTAACCGCGCTCCGATGATCAACGGTGGCTACGTCCTCGCGACCGATCCTCGCGTTGCTCGCGACCTGATGCGCGATGCCGATTGGTTGAATGCCTCCAACTACGGCAACAAGGGTACGCCGTTCTACAAGGGCGAGGTTGGTTCCATCTACGGTTGCCGCGTGGTCACCCAGACCAACTCGTTTGTCAGCACCGGTTCCGGCACCGCTGCCGATGAGTTTGTTTATCAAGCTACCTCCGCTGGTGGCGGTCTCGCTGTCAGCAAGGACATCATCGCCTCGTTCTTCTTTGGTAACGAGTCGTTTGGTATCCCTGCCTTGACCGGTGATGATCCGTTGTCTCCGAAGATCGTTATCACTGACACCCCCGACAAGAGCGATCCGTTGAACCAGCTCATCACCGTTGGTGTGAAGCTGTACTTCGCTACGCTCCGTCTGGCTGCTGGTAACACGGGTTCTACTGGTAACCCGACCTGGTACTTGGTCCATCGTACTAAGACCGCTTCCACGCTGTAATATGCGACCCAAGACGGCCACCATCATGGTGATTGCCGTCAGCCCAAAGGGGCATCATCGAGCAATCGGTGGTGCCCCTTCTCATTCCGCTTGCGGATGTGAAGAGGCTGACAACAATGCGCCCATGATTTCTATTCCGGTCGAGGCTCTTTCCACTGACATGGAAGATGGCCAACAGGCCATGCCTGAAGTGGGTGATGAAGTGGTTCTCGACGATGTTCGCGGTGTTCTCAAGAAGCTCGATAACGGCGAAGCTTATGTCGAGATTCGGAGCGTGAACGGTATGCCCGCTGAGTACGAAAACAAGAGCGAGAAGGCCATGGCTTCCAAGGAGCCTATGGACGAAAAGGGTATGCGTAATATGGTTGAGGAGTACGACAGCGAGATGGAGTCCTAACATGCCGATCTATACCTTCGAGAACAATGGTCAGTCCATCGAGCATATCGCTCCGATGGGTACTGACTCTGTTGTCCTTGATGGGAAGCGGTGGAACAGGCAACCGGTGGCCCGCTTCGGGGTCACCGGCTTTGCCCGAGAAGCCGAACTCAAGGACAAGGTGAAGCAGGGGTTCAGCCGGATGGAAGACCGTCAGGGTTCCCGCTTTGAAAGCACTTTCACAAAGAATCAAATTCGGAAGATCTGGGATATATGAGTATTGATGCAAATCTCGCAACTGAGTATTCGATGGGGGTCGCGGGCTTCGCTCTCGTGACGGCCACGACATTGACCACTGGCCCGTTTGTGGCCATCACCACCATCGCCCCTACCACCTTTACTTCGATCACTGGTAACAACATCACTGGCACTTGGCCATCAGTGACTATCCCTGCTGGCATCACGCTTCCTGGACCGATCCAGAGCTTCCAGCTTACTGGTGGTCAGGTGATAGCGTTCAACGGAGTGATCAACTCTTAAGCCTGTGACGCTGGCTCTTGGAACAAGACTGGTATCGAATGGAGGTGGCGGATCAGTCACCCCAATCGATCCGCCTGTTTTGCGCCGAGTCCTTGTTACAGATCAAACCGAAGAACCAATCGTTTTGGAGTTCAATCCCGGAGATCCAGTAACATACTTATGTGCATCTCTTGGAACTTACGATGTGATCTCACTTGAGGGCGGTACACTTCCCATTAACCTTTTAACCGAAGCATCAGACAAATTCATTCTAACAGTTAACTGATATGGCAGACGTAAAGATTACAGCACTAGGGGTATTAACCGCCGCTGACCCGATTAACGACGCTATCCCTATCGTTGATGTCAGCGATAACTCGATGGCGGCATCTGGAACCACAAAGAGGATTAGCGTTAATAACATCCTCGGGGCATCCGGCACCGCCACCCTCGCCTCCGCCACCATCAGCGGCGATCTGACGGTGGCTTCCAGTATTCTGAAGGTTACCGGAGGCAATGTCGGTATCAACACTGCGACTCCGACCAATACGGCAGGATACAAGACTCTGGAAATTGTTGGAACCGGAGTTAATACGGGCGGAATGATACGCATGAAGTCGAGCGATGCGAGCGTCAGTTCGTATGATTTTGTCGATAATAACGGTCGAGGGATTTTCGCTGTCAGCAATCACAACCTGCGCTTTGGTTGCAACGACATTGAACAGTATCGGATCCAGCCGCTGGGTATCTTCACTTGGTACGACGGCGCAGGCGGCACCCGAATGACCCTGAACTCCACGGGGCTGGGCGTGGGGGGAAGTCCGGCTTCAAACACTAGACTTACGGTTGCTGCAACCAACCGTTTGGCAGATACGACTGGCAATGCCTTTATTTACACCACAGATTCCCAAGCGGTTGATCTTGGAGCGCAGTTGACGCTTGGTGGTGTTTTTAGCGGGTCTTCATCTTATCCTTTCGGTGGCATTGCTGGCCGTAAGGAAAACGGAACGAGCGGAAACGTTGCTGGCTATCTTGATTTTCTGACAACGACTTCCGGTGGAACGTTGACTTCGCGTATGCGGATCGACTCCTCCGGCAACGTCGGCGTGGGGGTTAGCACATTCGGAACTTCTGCCGCTAATGTTCTCGGTCTTGCAAACGCTACTGCTCCAAGCACTTCTCCTGCTGGCATGGGACAACTCTACGTCGAGTCCGGTGCGCTGAAGTTCCGTGGAAGCTCTGGCACCATCACCACAATCGCAGCCGCCTAATCTAAACGACTATGCCTACCATCCTCTGGATCATCGAACGCCTTCTCGTTAAGCCCACCGAAGGCACTC